TCCGTCTGAATTCTTCCTCCCCATCTTTGCCATCGATGGAGCGTGGAACACATTTGTCAGTGATGATCCTCTGTTCTCGGCATATCGCTACAGCGGACTGAACTGGTACGGATTCCCGGCAGCAAGCTTTGCGGCAAAGAGTTTCGACATATCCAAGGATGTCTTTGGGCGCGTCGTTGCCAAGCCGTTGGGCATCGAAGACAAGGAACGAGACATCACGCAAGCGACTGTTCACAAGGCCCGTCTTATTCTTCCGTTCCAGAACTTCCTGCCAGTCAAGCATTTCTTCAATCTGGCTGAAGAAGAAATCGCAAATGAGTTCCGTCTCCTAGAGCGTCAGCCCCGCAGGGATCGCAAGGAAGACTGAATTTAAGGAGCTATAAACCATGCCAAACCCACTAAGCTACGTCCTGCACACGGGAACTGGGTCTCAGACCTCGTTCTCCTTTGCAGGAATCGATGACTACCTCAGTGTGACCTACATCAAGGTCTACCTGAATGACGTACTCCAGACCACGGGGTACACGATTGACGCTGCAAATGAAAATGTGAACTTCAGCCCAACGGCTCCGGCGTCTGGAGTCAAGGTCAAGATTGCTCGTGAAACGCCAACGACCTCCGCTGGGTTTACAGGCAACGTCGTTGACTTCAGCAACGGTTCCGTCTTGACGGCTGAAGATCTCGACAAGGGCTTCAAGGGACTGCTTCACATCGTTCAGGAAGCTAACGACACGGGCTCTGGAGCTCTTGGCAAGACCACGGATCAGCTGGGATGGAATGCAGCCACGCTGCCTGTGAAGAACGCTGGATACGCCATTGACCCTACTGATTTGGTGACCAAGGCTCAGATGGACGCAGTCTCCCTGTATGGGGCTTCGACCATTCCACAGTCGTGGTCTACTACGGGAACTGGGTCACAGACTTCTTTCACCCTGACTCCAGCACCAAGCAGCACTTCTGCCGATATGTTCATTGTCGAAGTTGGTGGTGTAATCCAGCGTCCTACAAACGATTACTCCATCACCACAAACGCAATCGTCTTTACGACAGCTCCGGGCAATGGTTTGGGAATCCGTGTTCGCAACTTCGGCGTGGCCCGTAACGCTCTTGATGTTGTCCCTAGCGCATCGATTACCAATGCGTACATGGCCGCAAACTCGATTAGCACCAGCAACATTCAAGATGATGCTGTGACGGCTGCAAAGCTGGCTGACAACTCGGTGTTCACTGCCGCAATTCAAAACGATGCAGTCACTCAGGCAAAGATTGCGGATGATGCTGTTGGTAATGATCAGATGGCCCCAAACTCTGTGGGTACAACTGAATTGATCACCAGCGCAGTGACTACGCCCAAGATTGCAAACAACGCGATCACCACTGCAAAGTTTGCTAGTGGGGCTGTAGACACGGCTGCTCTTGGACTCAATGCTGTGGCCTTGACCAACATGAAGGGAGTTGCTTTCACAGGAGCTGGTGTCGAGCGTCTCCTTCACATTGCTACAACGGGAGAACTCACCGCTAAGACTCTCAGCACCATTGGCTTTGGTGGTGCAGTTTCAGCCAACTTGGACTTTGCGGCTGGGCCGTACAAGTGTGTAAATCTCGGCCAACCAACTTCTAGTGGAGACGCGATCCGCATTGCAGACGTCTTCGATGGAGCGCAAATCGCAAATGGATGGAATGTTTCCACTCCCTATAGCACTGCCCGTCGCCACTTGATGTTTGGAACTTGCACATACAACAGTTCGACACTTTCGGGTTCTCCAGATATCAACACTTTTTTCCTTCTTTCTGGAAGTGCAAACGCAAACCTCAGTGTTAAAACTGGATTTGGCACATGGCTTGTGCTTTATCTCACTTTCAACAACTCTGGAGCTTTGGTCAGATCTGGAGTTTCTCAATTAACAACTGGTGGTGCAGATTTGGACTTGAGCGATACATCTAGTAGTACGACTTTCTTCGTTGCCATGAGGTACTCATAATGCCACTCAACACAGTTCAAGCCGTCATGAGCACAGGTCTTTTGCAGACCTCAAACAACCTGTCTGAGATTCGCCTATACACAGATCAACTTATGGCTGTAGGCGACATCAAGTTGATTCCGGCAGCATTGGCTCCGAAGGGATGGTTGGCTTGTAATGGAGCCTCCGTGAGCAAGACCTCGTATGCAGATTTGTTCACCAAACTGGGAAACACCTTTGGTGGATCCGGTTCGGTCTTCAACCTTCCAAACATCTCTGCGCCTGTTGCAAACACCCTGTACATCATCAAGGCATTCGAGTACGAGCCATGAACGAAGAAATCCTCTTGGCTCTTGGACGCTTAGAGGGCAAGGTTGACGCGATGATGACTTCCTTGCGACTTCAGGAACAAGAGTTAAAAAACTTAGACAAGCGGATTCGAGAACTCGAACAAAGCAGAGCGTGGATGCTTGGAGCAGCTGCGATTATCTCTCTGCTTGCTGGCATGATTGTCAAGATGGTCCCTTTTAAGGATTGACACAAACATGAACGTGCATCTCATTGCTTCTGCGATTGATGGGTCTTCTACTAGTACTGTCGGTTCTGCTTACTCTCTAATTGAGGCTATGCGGGACAACAACAACCGAAACAACATCGGAACAGTTCAGATGGTCCATTTGACTGGATCCGGCGCAACGATCAAGGTCCAAGGAAGTGCTGACGGCGGTACGAACTGGATTGACTTGGCTACAGGCATTACAGCCTCGACGGGAAAGACGTTGGCTCTTATGCCAAGTCTTCGTGCAGCTGTTACCGGAGCTTCGGGCGCGGCTTCGACTGTTTCGGTGTACATCGTTCAATAAGGAGCTGAAATGGCTTTTCCAATCGTTGTCATCGACAGTTTCATTGTGTCCACAAGAGCTGCGGCAACAAGTTGGAACCTTTCAGCAGGACTTGTTCCATCAGGTGTAGCTGATTTTACGTTGACTGGTGGTTCGTCAATTTTTACTGGAACCTTTGCATCTAACGCAAACGAGTTTTCAATAAACAGTACAAACCAGTTGAACGTAATCAATCAGCCAATTTCAATTCGTGTTGTGGGCATCACGAACATCACAGGAACGACTGTATATGCCCGTGTTTCAGACGATGCATTAGCATCTACTGCTTTGCAGACTTCGCGAGCTGGATGGCAAACAGTTGGTGTCGGTTCAATGATTAACATTGAAAACAATCAGAGACTAAATGTTGGGGTATTCAAAGAAGCCCACGACAACTCAGTCACAGTTACGTTTTCAAACGCCTCAATCAATCCGGTAACCGTAATTGGATCTGGATACGTCTTCAACTGAAAGTCAACCATGAAACACCTTGTTGTCTTCACAGCTTTCGACAGGACCACAAGCGATGGTCTTTCATTTGACCTGTCTTCTACACTTGAAAGACAGCCGACGAATGGAGTTGTTCCTGATTACTTGAACTGGCTTAACACCTATACTCAAGTTGGCGGACCATACGGTTATACCTACCAACGAGTTACAGGCACGTCTCAATCCATCAATTTGAAGTTGTCTACAACATTAGCTGGAATGCAACGGTTTGTTGCTTCAGATACCATTGATCTTTTGGCTGGAAATGCAACATGGATTGCTACGGCATCGGGAACAACTTTTTCCGTACCTATAAATAGCTATGTTGCTTTTAGACTTGTAGCCTCAAAATTGGGCGTTACTGGAGTGTCTGTTTTGAATGCTTCGGACAACGATACTGTTCTTGACACCTTTACTGCGACGGTGGCAAATGAAACTCCTACTGCTGAGTATCAACCTGAGTTTGTGAGCTACGGCACTGGGTGGGCTTGGATGGCAGCAGGAACAACTACAAGTCAAATTTATCAGAGTTCAATGGGAGGAAACCAGCTTATTGGCTCTTATACATTTGACGATCCGGGTGCTGATGACATTGCAAACACGCAGCCAATTTTCTTTGGGACTCCAAACCCTCCACCAACATTGGATACTGGCAAAATTTGGAATAATTACACCTACGACAACGCCAAACCAATGATTTCGCTTAGACCGTCTAGTGCGTTTGGGTCGAACAACAGAGCTGCGGCCTTTATCGCTCAGTTTCCCAATTCATACTTGAAGGTCTATTACGGACCCCCGAATGTCTACGGAAACAACTACAGGGTTTTCACAAATCCTCGTATTTTAGGCGGGGAAAACAATATTCCTCAAGTCAACTACGTCATGTGGACTTCTTCAACAGGCTTTTCGGTAAATCCATTATCTACAAGTCAAGCTTTCCGAATTGAACTTTACACCTCGTGATCTCATGGACGAACTCTTCAAACAACTCCACAATGCCCTAGGGGCAGAACTGCTGAACCGGATTCAATCCGGAGAAGCTAGTCCTGCTGACCTGAATGTGGCTAGGCAGTTCCTGAAGGACAACGGCATCGATGCCAACATGAAGGCGTCAGAACCGCTCTTGAACCTTGCCAAGGTCATGCCCTTCGATCCAGATGAGGAGGAAGCCGCATGAGCGAGGCACAGGACAAGCTCAAGGACTTCCGCAACTTTGTGTGTCTTGCGTGGGAACACCTTGGGCTTCCTGAGCCTACTCCTGTGCAGCTGGACATTGCCAAGTTTCTACAGAAGGGT